TTTTCTCAGAATGCGGATACCTCTATTAAGGTACAGCAGCCAGCTATCTGGGAGATGATGCCCAAGGAGTTCCGGAAGAAGACTAAGAGCATTGACGGGTACATTAACTATTCAATGCAGAATGGCTTTACTGGGAGTTCGTTTGTGTTCCCTGATACTAGGACACGTGTGGACTTCAAGACTTATACACAGTTCAGTAATAACTCCACAATCCTTGAGGGTTTTGAGTTCGGGTTCAAGAAGGGTAGCGTCAAGGCTGGGAATGAATCCAATATCGGAGCCTGGCTGGACGAGTACTTAGGTGACGCTGCTTTAGTGAATACCCTACGGTTCCGCCTAGCTACACGGGATTCCAAGATGGTGATTGGGTTCACACCTATTGATGGCTATACACCATTCATCGCTGACTATTTAAAGGGAGCAGAGACCCTTGAGACTAGACCTGCCGCCCTGTTACGGGGCAAGGAGGTTCCTACTAAGCAGTACAGTCCAAGCCGTGATGCGGCTGTGATCTACCTGCATTCGGACGAGAACCCCTTCGGTGGTTACGAGCGAATCGCAAAGGATCTAGCCGGGCGACCAGAGGATGAGATAAAGGTCCGTGCGTACGGATTACCCGTGAAGTCAGCCAATGCTCTGCTCCCTTACTTTAATACTGAGGTAAATGTGCTCAATGAGGAGCCAAACAAATACAAGATGACGTTCCCCGACATTTCCGATAAGTCGCAGTTCACCTGCTACCAGGTGGTTGACCCCGCTGGTGCAAGGAACTATACCTGCATCTGGGCTGGGGTAAACAAGGACGGAGAGATATACATCCGCAAGGAGTGGCCGGATCGCAACACGTACGGCGAGTGGGCTATGTTCGGGGACCCGAAGTGGAAGTACGGCCCAGCAGCCAAGAAGATTGGTCTAAATGTTGAGGGTTACTGCGAATTATTTGAGGAGATTGAGGACGATCTAGGAATTGAGGTAATTGAGAGAATCGGGGATTCGCGTTTCTTTGCTAGAGAGAATGAGAACAATGACGATCTATTTACATCATTCTATGACTTCGGTCTAAGCTTTATACCATCTGATGGTAAGATGGAAGAACAAGGCATCACAGCTCTGGATGACTGGTTTAACTACAATCCTAATGTAGACATTGACCAAGCCAATAGACCAAGGTGCTATATTCACGAGGACTGCGGTAATCTTATCGACAGCCTTATTAACTACAATGCAGGCGGAAAGCCTGAGGAAGCCCTAAAGGACTTCTTTGATGTCATTCGCTATTTGCGGATGTCGAATGGTGGAGAAGGTCCTGACTTTCTTTCATCAAACGATATGATGACAACTAAACCACGCAAGGGAGGATACTAATGCCAAAGACAAGATTAAGTAAAATTGCAGAAGAACAAGAGGTTGAGTTCGATGAAGCTCTTAGAATCGCAACCGAAAAACTGCCAGAGGGTTCGGTTACTGGAACGGGACGAAATACTTGGGTAACTGAAGAGGGTGCAAAAATCCTTGAGGATTCCTTTATGATTGAGGAGATTATCCCTAAGCACTTCACCGGAACCGTCATATCAGAATGCCCTAACCCGAAGTACAATGTTGTCTTCAGCAAAGAAATCGGGAAGAGAGTCAATGTGTTACTTCCTCGCAAGTGGCAGGGTAAGCTTATTAAAAAGATAATGACCTTTGAGGCTATTGAGGATTCTAAAGGAGTAAGCTATCGCTATGTCGGAAAATAAGGATCTAACCCTGGACAGGGCTTGGTGCAGGGAGCAGTCCGACCGACTGGCTAGTTGGGAAATACTTCGCAGGTATGTTCTGCACGAAAGTGGCGTATCAATGACAAATGGTGACCTATGTGATACAATAGGCGTATCATCGACTTACACTATCCGTTTGCTTAAATCTATACAAAAACGCCTCGCAGAAGAAAATGCTAAATGAATCAATCTCCGAGTCCTTGACCTACGTCCAGGATGAACCCGATATTAAAACTCTCCGCTATGCTTACGAGCAGACCGTATCAGAGTTGGACTCCTACTTTGATCTATGCCGTACTAGCTACGATGATCGTCGTAACTGGTGGCCTGGCAAGAGCCGGGATCATCGCAAGCACGGGGCTGACGCTTTCCCTTGGGAGGGTGCGTCCGATATGGAGTGCCACTTGATTGATGAGCGAATTACTCGTCTAGTATCTTTATTTATGGCATCGTTGAATCGAGCCAATGTCCGAGCATTTCCTGTTGAGAGTGGTGATATTGGTCGAAGCCAGATTGTTTCGGGTTTCTTGAAGTGGATGGTAACGTCGGGATATATCCCACGTTTCTACCGCGAGATGGAACTCGGTGCTAACTATTTGCTTGAGCGGGGTATACTGATCACGTATGTCGGATGGCATCGTGAGGATCGACGGTTCCTTCAGGAACTTGACATTAATCAGATTGCGCAAGTCAGCCCGGATGTAGCAGTTGCTATCCAAGAAGGGAATGACGACGATGAGTTGATTGCCCTGCTACAAGCTACCTTTGAAGGAACAACTACGAAACGTGCAAGGAAGGCACTCAAGGCTTTACGCAAGGATGGTGTAGCTGAGCTGCCTGTTGTACGTAGGCAGGTGAATGCACCCGAAGTAAAGACCCTTGCACCGGATGGGGACTTCTTTTTTCCTCCGTACGTAACTGATCCACAGCGTTCACCTTACTGCTTCTGGAGAACTTTTTATACAGCACAAGAACTTGAAAACAAGGTTACAACAGATGGATGGGACCAGGACTTCGTTGACCACGTCATTGAGAAATATCGAGGCGTTAATATTGATTCTGTTGAGCGCGAGCAAGAAGGCCGTCGCAGTATCAGCCTTACTGATAGTGCTTATCAAGCCAATGAGCTTATTGAGATCTGCTATGGATACCAAAGACTTATTGACCAAGAGGACGGTGCTGAGGGCATTTACTGCACAGTATTCCATCGTGAGTTCAGTGGGGATGAAATGACACCTGGGTATGCTAAGTATGAGCTGCTTAATGGCTACGAGGATTATCCTGTAGTGGTCACAAAGCTATCAGAGGATAGCAAGCGACTTTATGACACAGCAACTGTTCCTTCTTTGCTACGTGGTCTACAGAACCAAGTAAAGATTGAGCGTGATTCGCGCACTGATCGTAACAGCTTATCTACTCTGCCTCCTATCCTGCACCCAGTTGGTCAAGCACCTACTGATTGGGGTCCAGGTCGTATGATTCCTTATCGTCGTAAAGGTGATCTGGACTTTGCTCCTACACCTCCACCTCCTACTGGCTCAATCGAAATGGAGTCAACATTGCTTGACCTAGCTGACCGCCTAGTAGGACTTGACGACGATGGAGCAATCAGCCAGATTCGTCAGCAGTTCCTTGTTGATAAGTTCCTTAGCCACACAGCAGAGGTTCTGCGTATGGCATTCAAGTGCTTCCAACGCTTTGGACCCGATGAAATCTTCTTCCGTGTTACTGGTATCCCTGATCCACAGAACTTTGATAAGGGAAGTGCCGATGAGAACTTTGACATTATGATTAACTTCGATGTGCAGAATACTGACCCCAAGACAGTCGAGGCAAAGACTCAGCAGTTCGTAGCACTCAATCAGTTGAACTCCAACAACCGTCTCAACGTAGATGCTCTATTGGATGTCATTGCAACTAGCATTGACCCAGTGATGGCGGATGCAATCCTACAGCCAGTAGAGACAGCACAGGAGGAAGTGGTCAAACAGGTCACTGATGACTTAGCTAAGATCTTTGCTGGTATCGAGATGCCGGCACGTCCAGCAGGAGCACAGATTGCACTACAGGTAATCCAGCAGTACACCCAGCAGCCAGACGTTGCACAACGGGCTCAGACTGATCAAGCCTTTGCCGCTCGACTGCAGAAGTACGTAGGTCAATACACCTTCCAGATGCAGCAAGCACAGAATGCTCAGATTGGTCGCGTGGGTACAGCCCCCGCACAAATGGGTGAAATCGATACACAAAACTTATAATGCCAGACAATATATCAGTAGCAGAGCAAGGCAATCGCCGAGCTAAACAAATCAATTCCAGCAATCGAGAAAAAGCCTTCAAGGAATACTTGATGAAATTTGAAGGGTTCGATGAAGTTGCCCGTAAGGGTACTGGGGAGACGAACTATACAATTGGCCACGGACACGCCAGCCCAAGTGTAAAGAAGGGTCAGCGTATCACACGTGAAGAGGCTTCATTGCTGCTGGATA